CTTATCAGGACGATCCGGTAGCGCTTGCTGCCGATTCGTTGAATGATTGGGGCAAGCAAGCTAAGCCGGGCGTGGTCGAGGCGATCACCGAAGAGCTTCTCAAGACTTCTAAGACATTGGGCGATATGCCGGTTGACGAGTACATGGTGATGCTGAAGGCCGATGTTAAGCCTACGTTGAGCACAAAACCCGTGGGGGAAGTTACTGCCCCTCAGGTGATTGTGTATCACGAGAAGCCTTTGTCAGCATTGTACAGTTCGATTTTTAGAGTGTTAGTGAGGCGGTTTTTGTCCTTGCTTAAGCCTAATTATCATGTCAATTTGCTTAAGGATTCGAAGGATGTGGGCGAGTTCATACAGGCCAATCATCCTTTCGGAACGAAGAATTTGAAATACTTGGAGAATGATTTCTCGAAGTACGACAAATCTCAGTCTCGGTTTGCATTTCGGTTGGAGCAGTACGTTTTCGAACAACTTGGAATGAACCATGAGATGTTAAGCAAGTGGGTTCACGGTCATGTTGAGTGCTCTTTGAGGTCGGTTGCTGTTGGCTTGAGTCTTCACGTTATGTACCAGAGGAAGTCTGGTGATGGCACTACTGCCTTTGGTAACGTGGTACTCAACGTGCTGAGCGTCAATTACGCTTATAAAGGGACTTCCGTTGCTTGGGCGGTTTTTATGGGGGACGATTCGTTGATTTGCGCTCGTCAAGTTGTTACTGATTCTGACGCCGTGCAAGTGATGGCTGAGATCTTTAATTTGTCTGCAAAGAACTACATTACTGAAGCACCGTATTTCGCTTCAAATTTTGTGGTAATAGATGAAGAAAGGTTGAATGTCAGCATGTGCCCTGATGTTATCAAAAGGATAGAGAGGTTGTCCATGCATATATCTGCGTCTGATCCTCAGTGGCAGGAAAGGTATGTGAGCTTTTCTGATTCTATGAGTGTGTTCAAGGATGAGGCTATGGTTCAGAGGATGGCTTTGCTGGTGCCGCAGAGGTATGAGGCTCCGGAAGGCTTGGTGAGAGGAGCTGTTTCGGCGCTTGGAACCTTGGTGAAGGATAAAGTCCTTTTTCGTCAGCTGTGGGCTGAGGAACCAGTTGAGTTGGCAGCCTAGTGGGGCTTTGAAGTGCCGCAGGGCCGTAAACTAGAGTCTTAGGACTATAAATGCGTTGTTTGTGCTGCAGGGCAATAAGCTAGAGTCTACTGACTATAAAAGCGTTGATTTGCGAGCCGTAGGGCTATAAGCTAGAAAAGCTGCAGGGCTATAAGCTAGAGTCTAAGGACTATAAATGTTTGATTTATTTCATTTGTTGATATTTCCGATTAATTCATT